GTAAATCCACCGCCTTCGAATGGTGTGCCTGCAATATCTCCGGGCGTTGGTGATATTCCGGAGCCTAAGCCTAAAAGACTACGCCCCCCAACTTCGAGCAAAGAACTAAATTTACCAAATATAGGATCAAAGGCTTTCTGTAATGCGATCTTTTGAAGTTGCTTGAGTATGCCATTGGCAAAGTTTTCAAAGCTTGTGCCGCCATATACAAGTGCATTAGCGAATGATTCTGCAAAGCCTTCCGAGGCTGTTTGTAAGTTCTTAATAAGACTTTCGGATGCGCTTGCTTCTTGGTTAAAATTTTCTAAGCTAGCAGACGCTATAAGCGCTTCCATCTCTACACGCGCACGCCTAATACCCTCTTGTAACTGTCCGTCAGTTATTAAAGTCTTGCCGGTTGCATCATTAACAGTCTTAGAGAACTTTAAAAGCAAAGCCTCTTGATCTTTAAATAATTCAAGAGGGCTTTTTATGGACTGCAAGAAGCTAGCAGACTGAGTTAACAACTTATCTTGTGCGTTTTTCAGTGCTAACAGCTTTTCGCTTCGTTTAGCCGCCGACTCTACAATCTTTGTATCGGCCAGTATTTGAGCATCTGCCGCCGCTTTCAGTGTTGCTTCTCTGTTCGGGTCGTTAACTATAGCCGTTAACTCAGTCTCTAAAGTTTTAAGTGTTTGAACATTCTTTTGTGCAGATGCTAGCTTATCTTCGAATCCTTTTAAATCAGATTGAAGCCTAGCGTCGTTTGGTGTCTTTTCAAGTTGTGCTCTAATGTTGTTAATCTTAAAGTTAGCTTTATCAAAATCAAAGCTAGCCTCTTTAAGTGTTTTACCTAATGACTTTAATCGTTCACCTGCTGCTTCGACAGTCAGTTTATTTATGTTCTTTGCAAGATCCTCTGTGCTTTTAGTCGCTTCTTTTGCTTTAGTCGCAAAGAATACAAGCGAACTAGCTGCAATAATTAAAAGACCTACTTTACCACCGAAGAACTTTAACGCGGTATTAGCTAACGCTGCCGCCCCTGCAAGTGCAGTCAATGATGCGGATGCTAATACAGATGTTCCTGACAGTGCCGCAAGAGCTATTGAAGTCTGTACAGATTGCAGTTGTACAATTAGTAAAGTTGCGCCGGTTACTACAAGTGGAGCTACAAGCTTTGCAGTTATAATAATCCCTATGGCCGCTGCAACATCTCCAAGCGTTTGCACGTTATCAGATAAGACAGTAAGACTAGCCGTAGTTAATCTGACAGCACCTTGCAAGCCTGCACTGCTGCTATCGTTAAGAAGTAAATCACTAAACCTGTCAAACTCATCGCCAAGGTTAGATATTGCACCCTGTAGCGTGTTTGCTTGTCTTGCAGATCCTCCTGCAAACTCTACGTTACCAAGACTCAACAAGAAATCTTGTATCTCTCTTGTGTTTTTGCCTACCTCAGTCGCTACGCCTCTAAAGGTAAATATAACCTTATCGCCTTCCGACTTTGTTGTTATACCGAAAGCTTTTAGACCGTCAAACTCGCCAGTGACAGCACCGGATAGCGCTCTAACAGTATCAGCTAATGATTTACCTGTAGCGCCTGCCGTGTTACCTAGAGATGTTAACGCTTCCTCGCTAGGGTCAAGACCTAAGTTTTTAAGCGTAATAAATGCGGTGGTTAGCTCTTTGACTGAGAATGGGGTTTGTGCTGCGAACTTTTGCACACGTTCGAATGCTATTGCAGCCGCTTCAATGCTTCCTGTTGCCGTCACTAAGGACGTTCTAAGGTTTTCAAACTCTATGTTTGTTTGTAGTATACCTCTACCAAGACCGACAAGACCAAGAGCTGCAATAGCACCGCCTAGGGTACGCATAACAGAAGTAGTTGACGTACCTTGGTTCTGTAGCGAGTTAAGGTTAGAAGTGGCTTGAGTTACGCCAGCCGAGTTAACTTGTATTGTTAAGTTTGCTACATCGGTCATTGTCTATTCCTGAGCGCTTGCTTTATAGAATTACTATCTTGTCTTGCATTGCCTAGATAAGGCCTAGGACTGTCTGTATTGCTGTACGAGCTGTACTTGTTCTGATAAGTTACGCTCATTAAATGTACAGCTTTTACCTCGAATCGATTCAGATTAGATTTGGTTAATGTATTCCATGCGTGCAGTTCTGACCATTCAGCTTTTAAACCGAACTCTGTAGCCATGTTAGCTATGTATAAACAGTAGTCAATGCAAGGCATATCATACTGAACACACATACCGCGTGGTTTATCACTGCCTTTAGAGCTTGAGTTAAGCCACGCCATCTGATCTGCGTAAAGTGTAAGATCATTTAGCGTTCGGGCAAAAAACTCTCTTGTGCTCCAAGAAAGTTAGCAACCTGAATCGCTACAATTTGGCCTTTGTGATTGTAGATATCAAGTGCGTTTTTACGGTTGCAATCTAAAGCCTTGCCGTTTAACTCTACATTGACCCACGAAATTGTCACATCTGCTAGATAGTTTGCAAAGTTTACAACATCACCAATATCACCGGCTTTTGCTAGTGCAGCTTTACTCTCTGCTGTGTGATTAGCATAAACAGTAATCTTGAGGTCGGTATGTTTGCCTGTCCTTGGGTCTACTATGACACACTCAGCAGTATCATTTGATATAAGCGTAGATAAATCCATTAAGCTGCGACCTCTATTACGCCTTGGTGATCAATACGCACATTCGCTGTAACTGATCGCAAAGTATCACCGTCACCACCTGCACTTGCTAAACTAAAGACTTTACCTTGAAAAAAATCAATCTCACCAGATGAGTAAGCGAATTTAAAGGTAAAACTATTGTCTGAGTCGCTTGCTGTCTTTAAAATAACCTGACCGGCATCTGTACGATCTACGCCAATCTCAATAGGGACTTCCGGCTCGTCAAACGTACCTTTGATGTGTCGAGTACCGCGAACCGCTAAAGAATTGTAGGCAACATCAGTATAGACGCGACCACGATCAGGAAAGTTAGTAACTTGTCCGATCACTGTGTAAGAGACAGACGCATCGGCAAAACCGGCAGCGTCATAAGTTGGGGGGGCATCTGCGCTAACAGATACGGTAACACCGTCGAACGTAATTGGTAATGCCATAATCTAACTCGCTGTAATTGATTTATAAGTAATTATAACAGACACGATGTAGTATGCGCCATCTCGCGTGCCTGTATTACGCGATGCCGACTTGATTCGTACTTTAACGCCGTTATACGTTAAGTCACCACGCGGATATGCTGATACGATAAGATCAGCCATGCTAACCGCTGCGCCCTTGCCTTTATCAACCGGGGCTATGACATCTATCTGATAAATACCAAGATGATTTAATGCGCTATTGAAGCTTATTCCTAAAGGCAAAGTGTTTGCTGGTAGATTTGTAGGCCGTATATATAGCGTGCCAACTGTAGGCGTAAACTCTATATTTTCATAAGCCACGCTTACACTATTAGCCGCTGCGAATGTCGCTAGGTTGCTATCTAGTGCAGCAGATATATCTAAAAAATATGTACTCATTATAGCTGCGCTGCTTGTTGTTGCACGACTTGCTCTAATTCTAGAACAGAAACCTTGACCATTCCTTGCGGCGCTTGGGTTGAATAGTTACCGTTTTCGACTATTGAAGCGTATGGCAAATTGTTTGTAAAAAACACTGTGTCTTGCAAGGTAGATCGCATAACGCCGGTTATTATTCGCGCTTCTGAGCTTGTGTCAATAGTATTGATGGGCGTGCTATCTGTTGTTGTCACCTCACCAAGTGCTGGCTGGTTTATGTCTGTCTGCCAATTGCCTTTTAACCTACCGCTTTTAACAGGTGTTCGCTTTATGACTCTTGTAAATAGTCCAATACATGTACCTCTAAATACTTGCTCGACGTTATCTATAGCTGTTACTGTAAAATCTCCAAGCTGACTACTAAATGACATAATTAGCTCCTAAGCTGTAGCTCGTAAATAACAGGCGTACCCGCTGGATTAGTCTCGCGTATAGATACTGTCTGATAAGCCACGCTGTCAACAGTCACTACGTCGTTTAATTCCGGCTTACTACCGGCTTCAATTATAAACCGCTTATCTGTGCTACGTATTGAATCGC